ATCTGATTTATTCAACAAAGCCGGCCCACTTCGGTGGGCTTTTTCTTTGGGCAAAAAAAAGCCCGCATGGTTTCATGCAGGCAAGGCAGTTACATTTAGATTTTGTCCCGGTATATGTTTTTTGTCCGGAAGTCGAAAGATACTGTCTCGAATACATTTTGTAAATAACGGATTCAAATCACAAGGCCATGCATTTGCATGGCTTTTTTATTATCAGGTCCCGCAGGAATCATCATCGACACGCTTCGTTGTTAAATCCAGCCTGACGGGCCTGACCCTTTTCAAACACACAGCTTCCCGATCTTCCATCGGAGGCGGTAACTATGGCTAAACGTATGCAAGACAAAGAGAGCATTGCCGGGATGTCCTGGCTGGTTCTGCTGATCATTGCTTGCTGGGGTGGACTTGTCCGCTACCTGATAGATGTGAAGCAGAGCAAGGCAACATGGAGCTTGATCAATGCTCTTGCCCAAATGGTGGTTTCAGGGTTTACCGGCGTTATTGCTGGCCTGGTGAGCATTGAAAGCGGACTGAGCATTTACATGATACTGGCCACTTCCGGAATTAGCGGGGCAATGGGTTCTGTTGCTTTGACCTATTTCTGGGAACGCATTACCGGAGTTAAGGCGCCATGACAGCAGATCAGATTATCGAGGGGATCCTCGGCAAAGAGGGCGGTTATGTCGATCATCCGTCGGATAAAGGCGGGCCGACCCGCTGGGGCATCACGCAAACCACCGCCCGTGCACATGGCTACACCGGTGATATGCGAAACCTGCCCAGGGAAACAGCAAAGCAAATCCTGCTGAGCGATTACTGGACCGGACCCCGGTTTGACCAGGTGGCAGCTCTATCTACGTTACTGGCGGATGAGCTTTGCGACACTGGCGTGAACATGGGGCCCAGCGTCGCCAGTAAGTTCTTTCAGCGCTGGCTCACTGCCCTGAATATGCGCGGAAAGCTGTATCCCGATCTGATTCCAGATGGCGCCATTGGTCCCCGAACCATCACCGCGCTTAAGGGATACCTTTCCGCCCGCGGGAAAGAGGGTGAACAGGTTCTGTTGCGTGCGCTGAACTGCAGCCAGGGTGCCAGATACCTCGAACTGGCGGAGGGCCGCGAAGCCAACGAGGATTTTCTCTACGGCTGGGTTAAGGAGCGTGTCCTGTGAAGATGATCATTTTCGCTTTGCTTGTGCTGGTGGCTGTGCTCGTTCTGTTACTGCTGCGCAAATATACCCGGCTGGAGTTCGTAGGCCATGCCAGCCTGCTGCTGAAAACGTGGTCTGTAAAGCTGGGAGCTATCGGCGCGCTGGTTGGTGTATGGGCGCAGTCGTTCCCGGATGCTGCGCTGCACGCCTGGGCGGTGCTGCCGCCGGATATCAAAAACATCCTGCCGCCAAACATCGTTGCGTTGATTAGCCCTGCGCTGGTGGTGCTGGCCGTACTATCGCAATACGTACGCCAGCCAGCATTGAAAGAAAAGGCCGACGAACTGAAGGAGCAGCAATGAGCTTTGAAATTATCGCGGGACTGGTGGTCGTCATCCTGGGTGCTATTGCTGGCGCGTTCGGCATTGGTCATGCTCGCGGGGCCAGTAAGGCGAAAGCCAAAGCTGATCAGCAACGTACCGAAGAGAACGCCGCTGCTACTGTCGCCGCGGCAGAACGCCGTGCTGAAGTCACGAAAGGGGCCAGCGATGTACAGGAAGACGTTAAGCGTATGGGCGATGACGATGTTGATCGGGAGTTGCGCGAAAAGTTTACCCGCCCCGGTAGTCGTTGACACGGCCTGCAGCTGGGTGCGGATCATCTACCTGACTGACCACGATATCGATGTGTTGGATAAGCAGACCAAGCGTGACATCCTGGCGCACAACAAAGCAGTGCAGGCCAATTGCTCGCAGCTCACAGAGAAGGGTTCCAGGTAATTCAGCTACAAACGCAGAACACTTTAGGTATTGAAATTTACATGGCCACATGAACAAAAAATCAGAATACGAGACAACAGAGCGCTGAAAAATGAAAAGTTGGTATCTAAGTCAGGTGCATTAAGGCACTATGGATTTTCAATTCCTTCTATCTAAGAAGCTGCCCATGACAAGAAATTCACTCCCTCAACTTCCGCATGGTTATCGATACGGTGACGAGCACTCTATTCACCCTCATTGTGATGGGGATTATTTAGCTCCGCAGGGATATGTTATCAAGTCCGTTAACCTTGTAGATGGGGTGGTTATTTATGTGCCCATCCAACGCTACATCAAGCATCTAGATCTTTGGGTTAATGCCGAAGGAACTGTCGAATAAACTGTTAGTTACCGGCCTCGTTCGGGAGAGCTGAGAATTGCCATCAAAAGACCAGCAGAGATGCCTGGTGCTCTGGTTGAATGTTCCGGCAAGTTGAAAATGATTGGTTCAATGAGCTCTTTCGATATTTAAATGCTTTCGATAACTTAAATGAAGATATCATCACGTTATCACTGCCAGCCAACACCAAAACGGCAGTGGTCAGTTAAAAAGCAGAAAAGCCTCTCCCGGGTGGCTCCTGAGAGATTTTAGTTTTCTAACTGGTACCAACCAAAGGTCGCATTTTTTATGCGACCTTTTTTATTGTGCGTAACAGGCATCCGTAAGGAAACCGTTCAGCTTGTACACACGGCAAAGATAAATGCAAAAGCATCACAGAGGCTATTTTGTCGAATGGCTTCGATAATACTCCCCACATCGCACAGAGGTAAGACATGTCAGAGATCACTGCATCCGAGCAAATCCGCCTGGATATAATCAAGAAAGTTAATTATGACACCGCAGCGGCCAAGCTGGCCATTGACTGGGTAGGCGACAGCTATCTGAAGTCTGAGCTATTCGCTGACTCTTTCGATCGTGTTTTCACGGAAAGTGAGATTGTCTCGAAGACCCGTAAGGCCATCCAGGAAGCGACTGAGGCGCTGGCGCTGTTTGATACCATCGCAGAACAGGCGAGCTAAGGCATTACAGCAGGCATTCACTGAGTGCCTGTGATAATGTCGATGCGTTACTTAATCGAGAGGGCAAGTAAATGCAATGGACATCAGTAAAATTTAAATTACCACAGCCAACCAAACAGGTTTCTTGGTATATCGTAAATACGGATAAAGGTGTTGGCTTTGCGGAATTCAATCCCCTTACCGGATTTGGCAATATCGTGATTATTGATAACAGCCAGTATTTTAATCTTGAAATAACTCACTGGATGCCTTTACCTCCGCCACCGTCAAGCAATTAAAATACCTTGCTTTCTACCGAGTCATTACTGAGCCACTAGCTTTCGCTGGTGGCTTTTTTATTGGAGTGAATATGGCAACTAATTCACCCTGGCATCATCTCTATAACACTAAAAGGTGGTACCGGTTGCGTTATCACCAGCTTCAGAAACAGCCACTCTGCGAGTTTCACCTCAGGCGAAATCAGGTGATATCCGCAACCGTTATTGATCACATCAAACCTCACAAGGGCGATGAAACCCTTTTCCACAACCCGGACAATCTTCAGTCGCTATGCAAGCGCTGCCACGACTCGGTTAAGCAACGCATGGAGAAGGGCGGAACGGTTACCGAGTTCGACAATGAAGGCAGGGTAATCTGGTAACAGGAGCGCGCAATGCAAGACCTGAAGATTGAATACCGGGATGGCAAGCTGGTGGAACTGAGCATTGATGGTGTGAGCTTTCTTTCTGCATCCGCCATCTCCTTCAGTCATACAGCAAACGAGACGCTACCAACGATCATCCTGACAATGTCTGTCGGTGTCGGTGTCGGTGAGCGACTGGAGCCCCCCAGCCCTCCCCGTGAAAACCTGCGGATCATCGAGAAATGATAGCTTTTCTCATTATCAGCCCGACAGGGTGGGGGGAGGGGTAAAACTCTGGCGGCAATCGTAAAAAGACCGCGCCCCCAGTTTTCTTTTCAAAAACGTCCAGAAAAAAAGGAAAAAGCGATGGCACAGCGAGGCAGAAAATCTCTTGCCGCGACGACGGCTGTGTCGCTTCCGGCTCTGGCTGAAAGCAGGCTGCAGCCCTCGTTACACCTTAGCGATCCAGAGATAAACGTCTGGATCAGACTGGTTAACGATAACCCGGCCAGCTCATTTACTGAAACACATCGCGACATGATGGAAATGTACTGTCGGCATGTAGTGCAGGCGAGACTGTTAACCACTCAGATCGAGGAGTTTGAGCTGGAGTGGCTGGCTCGGGATGATGGGCTGAAGCGCTACGATAAATTGCTCACGATGCGCGAGCGTGAAGTGCGTTCTGCGTCTTCACTGGCAACGCGACTGCGTATCACCCGGCAGGCGACTGCTGATCCTAAAACAGTAGGACGCGCCAACAAAAATCTGCCGCGGGAGAAAAAACCCTGGGAAATTGAATAAGGCTCTTCGATGGCTAAAAAAACTCTGACAAGAGCCGAGAGGAATATCCTCTGGTGCGAAAGAAATATTTATATTCCCGAAGGTAAGTTTGTCGGCCAGCCGCTGAAAATGGCTGAGTTCATGAAGGATGACTTCAGAGCCATTTTCGACAACAAGCATGGTACACGTCGCGCGATCATCAGTCGCGGGCGAAAAAACGCCAAAACGGTGGAAACCGCCATGCTGATGCTGCTCTACCTGGTAGGGCCCGAGGCTGCACCGAACTCGCAGCTGTATTCTGCGGCACGCTCACGCGACCAGGCGGCCATTCTGTTTAACCTGGCCTCGAAGATGTGCCGGATGAACCCGGTACTAATGCAGTACGTTGCGATCAAGGATTCAGCAAAAGAAATCCACTGTCCTGAGCTGGGTTCTTATTACCGCGCACTGAGTGCCGAAGCTACCACGGCCTACGGTTTCTCGCCGCGATTTGTCGCACACGACGAACTGGGCCAGGTTCGTGGGCCACGAGACCCGCTTTATGAAGCGCTGGAAACCGCCACCGCTGCACAGGATAACCCTATTTCGATAATCATCAGCACCCAGGCGCCCGATGCGAGCGACCTGCTTAGCCTGCTGATTGATGATGGACTGACCGGAGCCGATCCCCGGACGGTGGTCCGGCTTCAGACCGCGCCGGAAGATATCGATCCTTTCTCTGTTGAGGCCATCAGGCTGGCAAACCCGGCCTTCGATGTGTTCATGAACCAGAAAGAAGTGCTGGATATGGCCGCCAGTGCGAAACGCCTGCCGTCTCGCCAGGCAGAGTTTGAGAACCTTGTGTTAAACCGCAGGGTTGAAGCGAAAAGCCCCTTCGTTAGCCAGAGTGTCTGGCATATGAACAAGGAGGAACCCGGCGAACTTGTGGGGGCTACCGTATGGGGCGGGCTCGATCTTTCCAGCGTGTCAGACCTGACCGCACTGGTGCTGAACACCACGCAGGGCGATGTGCACTGTAAATTCTGGCTACCGGAGGAAGGGCTGGCAGATAAGGCGCGTAACGATCGTGTGCCTTATGACATATGGGCGAAGCAGGGCTGGCTAAACACGACACCTGGTAAGGCTATCGAGTATGGATTTATCGCGAGGGAGCTGCGGCGCGTTTTTGATCTCTGTAACGTCAGGGCGCTGGCGTTTGACCGCTATAACATGCGCTTCCTTCGCCCGCATCTCATCGATGCTGGTTTCACCGATGTGGAGCTCGAACGATTCGTAGAGTTCGGTCAGGGGTTTGTTTCCATGTCGCCTGCTCTCAGGGAGCTGGAAGCCAAACTGCTCGGTGCGCAGCTGAAGCACGGCAATCATCCGATCCTCGAAATGTGCGCCAAAAACGCCACGGTAATCACTGACCCTGCCGGTAACCGCAAGTTTGTGAAAGGTAAGTCGAGCGGACGTATCGACGGCATGGTAGCGCTGGCGATGTCTATTGGCGCGCAGACCAGTGACGAGGTAGAGGAGCAGGGTGACGTTAATGATTTCATTTACAACTTTTTGAGCGTGTAAAAATGGCAGATACCGATTACAGCATTGACCTGCGGACGCGATCGCCATTCTGGGCGCGCATGGCCTCTATCCTGACCGGCGGCCGCCTGGTGACACCCGATAAGGGCTCGCAAATGGCGGGTACGTCAGCGCACGGTGTGGTTGGTGATTCTGTTGTGACTGATGAGCGTAATATGCAAATCAGTACGGTATGGGCCTGCATCAGGTTAATCTCCACCGTAACAGCATCTTTACCACTCGATGTTTATCAGACCAAAAATGATCAGCGCACGAAAGTGGACAACAGTCACCCCCTTGCGAAACTGCTGAGATTCCGTCCCAACAACTTCATGACCGCTCTTGAGTTTCGCGAAGCAATGACTATGCAGCTATGTGCCTACGGCAACGCCTATGCACATGTTGAGCGAAACGGTGTTGGTGACGTGATTAGCATGGTTCCACTGATGAGCGCCAATATGGAAGTTCGGCTCAGCGATAATGGTAAAAATATTATCTACCGCTACCGACGGGACACTGAATACGCTGACTTTTCACAGAAAGAAATTTTTCATCTCAAAGGATTTGGCTTCAATGGTCTGACTGGTCTTTCGCCGCTGGCGTTCAGTGCGAAGTCTGCTGGTGTGGCCATAGCGATGGAAGATAACCAGCGTGAGTTTTTCGCCAACGGTGCGAAGTCTCCGCAGATACTGATGACTGACGGCAAGGTGCTGACGAAAGAGCAGCGCGGGCAGCTGGAGGAAAACTTTAAGGAGATTGCTGGTGGTCCGGTCAAAAAGCGGCTTTGGATCCTTGAGAGCGGCTTCACCACGCAACCTATCGGCGTTTCGCCTCAGGATTCAGAAATTCTGGCTGCACGTAAATTTCAGGTCGCCGAACTGGCGCGATTTTACGGCGTGCCTCCACATCTGGTCGGCGACGTGGACAAAACCACCTCCTGGGGATCGGGGATTGAACAGCAAAACCTGGGCTTTCTCCAGTATACCCTCAAACCCTACCTTGATCGGTGGGAGTACAGCATTGAGCGCTGGCTGGTCAAAGAGTCAGAACAGGGCATCATTCACGCCGAGCATAACCTCGACGGGCTGTTGCGCGGTGATTCAACAAGCCGGGCATCATTTATGCAAATCATGGTCAATACCGGGATTCGGACCGTTAACGAGGTTCGAAGGCTCGATAACCTGCCGCCGCTGCCCGGAGGTGATGTGGCGACACGGCAGTCGCAGAACGTGCCCATTACCGATCTCGGAACAAACAAATAGCCCCGCAATGCCGGGGCTTAATTTTTATGGGGGCTATGATGCCTGACATTCAGAAGACGCTGGCTTTCGACCAGACAGAAATCAAGTTCATCGGCGACGGCAGTAAGGGAACATTTGAAGGGTATGCCTCGGTTTTTAATAACACCGACGCCGATGGCGACATTATTTTGCCTGGTGCGTTCGCTGGTGTGATTGCTAATCAGAGCCGCAAGGTGGCCATGTTCTTTAACCACCAGACACGCGCTATCCCGGTCGGTAAATGGGATGCCATGCATGAAGATGACAAGGGGCTATTTGTCCGTGGTCAACTTACTCCAGGGCTTAGCCTGGCCGAAGACCTGAAAGCTGCCATGCAGCATGGCACGGTTGAAGGGATGTCAGTGGGGTTTTCCGTTGGGCCTGATGATTACACCGTTGGCACGTCAGGGCTCATCTTCAAAAACATCTCTTACCTGCGGGAAATTAGCGTCTGTACTTTCCCGGCCAACGAGCTCGCTGGCGTAACGGCCATGAAGAGCATCGACAGCATCAAATCTATTCGCGATGCGGAGGCCTGGCTGAGGGATTCAGTCGGGCTTTCGCGTTCAGAAGCACAGGCATTTATCGCCCGTGTTAAGTCTGCAGGCCGAAGCGAGTTCGGTAGCGACGACATTGACGCGCTGGCACAGCGCATTAACTCATTTGCCGCTAACCTGCGGACACCTTAACGGAGTGACACATGTCTGAATTATCTGTACTGGAAAAAGCTATCGAAAACTCCCAAAAAGAAGTAAAGGAGCTTATCGAAGAACAGCGTAAATCCATCAACCAGACCGGTGAAATCAACAAGCAGCTGCAGAACGATCTGACGAAAGCACAGGAAGAACTGAAAGCCACCGGCACCCGCCTGTTCGATCTTGAGCAGAAACTGGCCGGAAACTCTCCTGATCAGACTGCGCAGAAGTCATTTGCTCAGCGCGTATCTGAAGACCTGATGAAGGGCTGGGACGGCTCGCGAACCAAAGCGAAAGTTACCAGTTTTGATAAAGCGATTGGTTCGGGCGCAGCGTCGGCAGGCGCCCTGGTCCAGCCGCAGCAGCTGCCGGGTATTCTTATGCCGGGTCTTCGCCGTCTGACCGTGCGTGACTTGCTGGCACAGGGGCGTATCACCAGTAACGCGCTGGAATACGTGCGCGAAAACGTGTTTACCAACGCTGCAGCACCAGTGGCAGAAGGTACCCTCAAGCCGGAAAGTAATATTACCTTCACCAAAGAAACGGCGAACGTGAAAACTATCGCCCACTGGATCCAGGCATCGCGCCAGATCATGGATGATGCCCCGGCGCTCGAGTCTTACATCAATTCCCGCATGATGTACGGACTGGCGCTGGTGGAAGAGAACCAGATGCTGAACGGGGACGGTACCGGCGATAACCTGCAGGGGCTCAACGTAGTAGCGAACGACTACGAAACCACACTCAACGCAACCGGAGATACTGGCGCTGATGTTCTGGCACACGCCATCTATCAGGTATCGCTGAGTGAGTTCGAAGCCGACGGCATCATTCTGAACCCGGCGGACTGGCACCGTATTGCTCTGCTGAAGGACGCTAACGGCAATTACATCCTCGGTGGCCCGCAGGCGTTTGCCTCGAAAGTGCTTTGGGGGCTTCCGGTGGTGTCGACCACGGCGCAGACGGCAGGCAAATTCACCGTTGGCGCGTTTGGCCTGGCGTCGCAGGTTTGGGATCGCATGGATGCCACCATCGAGATCAGCAACCAGGACCGCGATAACTTCGTTAAAAACATGCTGACCATCCTTTGCGAAGAGCGCCTGGCGCTGGCCCACTATCGCCCGGCAGCGATTGTGACGGGTGATATTGCTGTCAGCACTGGTGCATAACAAAAGGGCGCGGCCAGCAATGGCCGCGTAAATGAGATGAAAATTAAAGCTCTCCGTATGTTCTCGCATTATCACCTGGGTACGGTATCTCAGGGGGAAATCCGCGAGGTGCATAAAGAAATCGGCGAAGTACTGGTGAAACTGCATCTGGCCGAGGCGGTTGAGCCGGAAAAGGCAACAGACTCTGGTTCTGCGGAGCCTGCTAAAGCCAAACCAGGGGGTAAAGGTGGAAATAAGCGAGGAACAGCTGGCGCAGATAAAGGCGCATCTGAAGGTTGATGGTGACGACGAAGATACGCTTATTGCTGCCTATGCTTCGGCCTCCGTCGATTATGTTGAGCGGTTCTGCGACGGTGCGCTGGTCGAAACATTAACGCCGCCAGTGGAAGGGGAAACTCAGCCCCGTGAGGTTATTTTTACTTCCGGCATCTGGGCGGCAATGCTTTTGCTGATTGGACACTGGTATGCGAACCGCGAAGCGGCAGCGCAGAACCTATCGGAAGTTCCGCTGGGCGTTGAGGCGCTGCTGATTCGGCACCGGAGGTGGAACTAATGGGCTGCTCAGGATGTGCTAAACGGCGTGAGTGGTTAAAAAAGTGGACGAAAATAGCCTATGAACGAGCAACTGGTAAACGCGCTGATAGCAGCGCTGAGAGAACAAACAACAGCACAGCGAGAGCAGACGGAAGCGATAAACCGCCTGGCTGAGTCTAACGTCGCCCTGTCCGATGTAATTATCCAGTCGCTTGCCGGCGATCTCGATGAGGCGCCAGAGCAGCAAACCTATCTGAGCGGGAAACCCAGGGGGTGATATGCAGGCCGGAAAATTGCGTCACAGGATCACTCTGCAGGAACCGGTCAAAGAACAGAACCCGACAACGGGAGCCGTAATTAATACCTGGCGCGATGTCGCAACCCTTTGGGCCGAAGTCGCTCCTTTATCCGCACGTGAGTTTATCGCCGCCCAGGCCTCTCAGGGCGAAGTTACCACCCGGATAACGATTCGTTACCGTGAGGGTGTTACCCGCAAACATCGGATCCTGTTTCGTGGCCGCATCTACAACATTGAGGGCGTTTTACCTGATCCACGGAGCGGCAGGGAATACCTGACACTGCCTTGTTCAGAGGGGCTAACGATGGCTGATGGCGTGGAAGTAAACCTGACCGGCCTCGATTCCGTCCTGGGGAAACTGGATGCCGTCTCACAGGTCACTCGCGATAAATCCGGTCGTGCAGCGCTGCGTAAAGCGGCAAACGTCATCAGGGACAGAGCGCGCAATAATGCCGCGCGGGTTGATGATCCTCTCACCAAAGAGGCTATCTACAAAAACATTGTGGTCAGTTTCAGCAGCAAGGCATTTCGCAGAACCGGCGATCCAACGTTTCGTGTCGGGGTGATGGGCGGCGCCAGGCAATACGCCAATACAAAGGCCAACGTCCGAAAAGGCAGGGCGGGTAAAAGTTTTAACACTGCCGGAGATAAAGGTAATCCCGGCGGGGATACCTGGTACTGGCGATTCCTGGAGTTCGGTACAGAACATGCTGCAGCGAGGCCAATAATTAGGCCTGCACTGAATGGGGTCGATGCCGATGTGATTAACGTTTTTGCTTTGGAGCTGGAAAAGTCCATCGATCGCGCTGTACGACGGGCGGCAAAAAAAGGAACTCCGGTATGATTGCTCCAATATTTGCAGTTTGCGCAGCCAGCCAGGCAGTCAGGGATTTGTTAGGTTCTACTCCCGTGCGGCTTTATCCGTTCGGTATGCAGGACGACAATATCGTTTATCCCTACGCAGTCTGGCAAAACGTAGGTGGCTTCCCTGAAAATTATCTAAACCAGCGGCCAGATGCAGATCACTATTCTCTGCAGGTTGATGTCTATGGTGATACTGACACCGATGTGATCGCCGTTGCCCGCGCTTTGCGTGACGCAATTGAGGGCAAGGCCTATATCACCCGATGGGGTGAACAAAGCCGCGATCCTGAAACAATGCGATACCGCTATTCCTTCGATGTTGACTGGATAACGACCAGATAACCAACAACCCCAAACTGACCCGCCTTGTGCGGGTTTTTCTTTTATGGAGACAAAACATGTCTGTATTAACGCAAGGCACGCAGTTTTTTGTGCTCAAGTCTGGCGTGGTCAGCGAGGTTGAATGCATCACCAGTTTCAACCCCGGCGGGAACCCTGCCGATCAGATTGAAGATACCTGTCTGAGTGAGCGGGATTCCAGAACCTACAAAAAGGGGCTTAAAACGCCTGCGGCCGCAACCGTCGGGCTTAACGCTGATCCGACGAACGCCAGCCACATTATGTTGCATGGCCTCGCTGAAGCGAATGACCAGACGCCGTTAACTTTTGCGGTTGGCTGGTCAGATGGAACCAGTGTCCCGACAGCCGCCGCTCCTGGCGCTGAGGATGCTGTTGATGGCCTGGTGCTGCCATCGGATCGCACCTGGTTCATTTTCCAGGGTTACGTTTCTGACTTCCCGTTTGATTTTCAGGGTAACGCTGTTGTGACGACCTCCGCCACGATCCAGCGGTCTGGCTCTTCCGTATGGGTGCCTAAGGCCGCAGCGTAATTAATATGCCCGGTTATCCGGGCTTTTCTATTCAGGAGCTGAAATGCAACTTACTCTCGATACGTTAAAAGAAACCGGTGCCTTTACCGGGCGTCCCGTGGAAAAAGAAATTAAGTGGAAAGGCCGTGACGGGAAAGAGCATATCGCAACCGTCTATGTGCGCCCGATGGGCTACCACACCACTAAAGCTGAACTGCTGGCGTATAACGGGAAATCGGACCCGATTGCTGAGCGCATTGCGGCGCATATTTGCGATCAGGACGGCGCCCCAGTGTTTACCGCGGCTGACATTCTTGGAACTGCTACCCCGGAGCGTGGGGCGCTAGACGGTCCGATTGTTATGGCCCTCCTGGCTGCAATTCATGATGTAAACGAACTGGGAAAGACTACGAGCTAACCGGCAAGGATGAATTCTGGTGCGAACTGGTGATGAACGGCATCGGCGGCCGCACCATCGCAGAGGCTCAGGAGCGGATGAGTCGCAGGGAATTTCTGGTTTGGCTCAAGTACCGTGAGAAGTACGGACCGCTCAATATCATGATGCGTACCGAGTGGGGGGCTTCGCTGGTGGCGTCTGTCCTGGCTAACATCAATAAGGCAAAGAACACGCCGCCGTTCAAGGTAAGTGACTTTGCACCGCACATCAACGAAGCGCCATTATCTCTGGAAGAGGCCATGAAATCCTGGGACTAATTATTGTTTTTGCCTTTAAAAAAATCCTGCTACCCTTTTGGTAACTATTATCACGAGGGAATGATATGAAGAGTTCAGGTCAGTTGTTATCGCTGGCAGGTATAATTCTCGCGGTGTACTCATTGTTCTTTATGGATGTGAGTGTTGAGGTTGGCGATGGTACAAGAGTTAATAATATTGGGCTAATGGCTCAACAGCAAAACTATTTATTAGTTGCGGTTGTTCTTTTTCTTGCTGGTATCTTTATTTCATTCTCAGGGGGAAAGAAGTCATTACAAGAGGTAGATTTCACTAAAATAGAATCTTTCTCATCAGATGACTTTGTTTCTTTGAAAGATGGTGAACCATGTCTTAATATCTTGGCTGTAGACAATCTTGCAATGATGTTTTTAAAAAAACATGGTTCAAGTAGTGTTAATGATATCCTTTTTATGAATATGCCTTTAATCGATAGGTTAGAACAAGGTCTCCCTGAACCACTAAGGAAAGATTTTAAATCTACCCTTAAAAGGAGGTTAAAGGACAATTGTTAAAATAACGCCCGCTAAAAGCGGGCTTTTTTTCACTTGGAGAATTTATGGCTGGCAAGTCACTGGGAACTCTGACTATCGACTTGGTTGCAAAAGTTGGTGGATTTGTTTCAGGGATGGATAAAGCTGAGCGTGCATCAGCCAAGTGGAGCAAGCAGGTACAAGATGATGTGGCAAAATCCAGTGCTGCACTAGCAGGTATAGGGGCAGCAGCTATTGCAGCTGGGCTGGCTGTTGGCGCATCCGGATTTCAATTACTGAAATCCACATCTAGGCAAATAGCAGAAACTGACCGCTGGGCTAAATCATTACAATTATCTACCCAGGAACTTCTTGCTTGGCAGTTTGCAGCTGAAAAGGCTGGTGTCTCCGGTGACCAAATGGCTGATATCTTCAAGGATATTGGTGATAAGATTGGTGACGCGGTATTAAATAAATCAGGTGAAGCTGTTGATGCGCTCAACGCTCTTGGATTATCTGCGGAAAAACTATCAAAAGTCAGTCCAGATAAACAATTGCTCGCTATCGGTGAATCTTTGGAGAAAATTAGTACTAATGCCGAGAAGACCACCATTCTTGAAAGTTTGGGTAACGACCTTTCAAAATTACTTCCTTTATTTGATAACAACAACCAAAAACTCAAACAGTTTATTGACCTTGCTAAAGATTATGGTGTTGCTCCTGATGCATCCTCTATTGATGATTTAGTAAAGGTTAATCAACTTTTTGAAGATATGGAGGCTCAGGTTGCAGGGCTCAAAATTGAGATTGCAGCCGGATTGGCAAAAGTTGATCTAACTCCTTTGCAGGGCTCACTTGATAAGCTTCATGACGTACTGACTGACCCCTTGGTTCTTCAAGGTATTTCTGATCTTGTATCGGAAGTCGCTCAACTTGCTGGATGGCTTGTAAAAGCAGCTGCAGGTGCGGGCCAACTAGCAGCCAGCACAGGAAACCGTTTTGCGGCACTTAGTGGCAAGATCGACCTAACAAATATAGACCAAGTTAATGAACGTATTGAATACCTGCAAAAAATCCTTGAAGGAAAAAAAGGTTTTTACTCTCAAAGTGAGTCTATGTTTGGTTGGATTACAGGGGTAGATGACAGCGCGAAAGCACTAAATGATGAACTGCTATCTCTTATAGAAACAAGAGATAAATTTTCTAAAGCTAGTAAATCGGTGCTACCTCTTCAGGTAGCCACTGTGGGAACGGACAACCCATTTTCTTTACCTCCTGGTGGTACGAACGGAAAACCTGTTAAAACACCAACAAGTAAAACAGAAAATGCTTTTAACAGTAGATTGCTTGATCTACAAAAACAAGCTGCCCTTATTGAAACTACTGGTAAAAAAACAGCTGAGGTTACCGAGCTCGAAAAAATAAATTTTGATATTACCAGTGGCAATCTTAAAAAATTGTCAGAAGCTCAAAAAGAACAGCTTCGCACTGCTGCAAAAGCCCTGGATTCTAAAAAGGAAGAGCTTAGGCTTAATCAGGAAAATGCCCGGGTTGCGGAATATGTTTCCGGCTTAGAAAGGCAGAATAAGTTAGTGCAGCAAGGATTTGATAATGAAATTGTTGGCCGTTATTCTGGTGGTCGTGAGCGATCACGCATGCAGAATAATAATGATATACAGCAGGATTTTGCATATCAACAGGATGATCTTTTAAACCAGCTCCAATCTGGAGATATAGACCAAAGTCTTTACGATAAAAAGAAAGAAGCATTACAGGATTCTCTTGATGAGAGGCTTAAAATTCAGGAGGAATTTTACAAGAAACAGGATGAGTTACAAAATGATGGTGCTGCTGGTTTTATATCAGGGCTAGCAACGCAAATAGAAGCATCAATGGATTTATACACCAACATGCAGCAGGTTGGTGCACAGGCATTTAGCAGCTTAACGGATATGATTATTGACTGGGCAGAAACCGGAAAGTTAAATGTTAAAGATTTTGCTTCGACATTTCTGCAATCTGTTGGTAGCACACTTCTTTCTTACGCTGCTGCCCAAGTTGCAATGGCGGGTTTGCAGGCCTTTACAGCAATGATCGGCGTGCCGTTTGTTGGACCCGAAATAGCAGGACCGGCAGCAATAGCCGCAACTGCGGCTGCTGGAGTACTGGCGATAGGTGTTGGTACAGCCCTTCAGGGCCAGGCTCATGACGGTATCGACTCTGTGCCCGAAACTGGAACCTGGCTCCTGCAGAAAGGTGAGCGCGTTACGACTGCTAAAACCAGCGCCAAACTTGATGCCACTCTGGATCGAGTAGCAAACCAGTCAACAGGGGGCGGCGCGATTTATTCGCCCACAATCAATATCCCCATTAATGGCAACCCGTCCGATGCGACAGTAGCCCTCGTGCGCAAAGCCGCTGCTGAAGGTGCTGAGCGCGGCTACCGAAAAGCTGTCAACTCGGTGACTACCGGGCAAGGTGATCTACACAGGGCACTTATGGTGAAAACCAACTCGGGGAGGAAAATTCGCTGATGGCAATCACCACGACACTTTACTACCCCGCTGATGTTCTCCCTGGGCCGTTGAAAGACGGCTTTGGAATGAAGCCGAAATCCCCGGTAAAAATCACCGAGCTCGTAACGGGGCGTAAAAGAATACGACGTGGCTATACCTCTGTTCCTACGGAAACAGATGTAGCCTGGATTTTTACTGACGCGCAGGCCCAGGCTTTTGAGGCATGGTACCGGGATGTTCTTAAAGACGGCAGCGCCTGGTTTAACATGCCGCTACTGACGCCAGTGGGGCAAAAAAATTACGTTTGCAGGTTTAACGATATTTATGAGGGGCCTACGCCTGAAGGAGGCTTGTACTGGCGGTATTCAGCATCCCTTGAGTTATGGGAACGGCCGCTGCCGGCAGTTGGCTGGGGAGAATATCCGGAGTGGATTGTGGGGAGTTCGTTACTCGATATAGCTCTGAACAGGGAGTGGCCTAAGCATGACAGCGATTAACCGCCTTTATGCGTCCTCCGGGTCGGAGGTCATCATTGGTACGTTGCAGATCGATATTGGCGGCCAGACGCATTATCTGTGTGAGGGGTACGAGGACATTACGGCGGTTACCGAGAGGGGCGAAACCGTAACGTTTATTGCCTGTGCCATTGTCCTATCCCTTCCTGCCAGAAACGAAGACGGGACGCAGGACCTGAAGTTTATGCTGTGCAACATCGACGGCGTTGTATCCACGGCTATTCGCAAGGTCATTGATGCCATGTCCACTGCCAGCATCACATTCAGGAAATACATTTCCACTGACCTTACCGCGCCAGCGGAGTCGCCTTACGTCATGCCGGTTAAAGGTGGCTCCTGGACACCGCTGACTGTAAACGTCACTGCTGGTTTTAAAAATATGCTCGATTATGCCTGGCCACGTGACAGGTACACGTTGACGTACTTCCAGGGTCTTCGTTACACGCGATAGGTATCCCATGATCAACATTGATAAATACCTGACTGTCCGCTGGCAGATGGGCGGCCGCACTTTTCCTGTTCTCGACTGCTACGGCATTGTACATGAGGTCCGCCGGGACCTCGGATTGCCTGAATGGCCTGCGTTTGAAGGTGTGATAAAGGATGGCGATGAAATGCATATTGCCTGCAATAACTTCCGTCAAAACGTAGTGCGGTGCGAACCCTGCCCGGGTGCGGTTGCCGCCTGCTATATGGGTGGGGTAATCGGTCATCTCGGCATCGTGGTTGAGCTGAGCGGCCTGCTTTATGTGATGGAATGCAATCCCCGGCGCAACGTGACCATTCTTCCCCTGGCGCGTTTTGAACATCAGTTTCTGAAAGTGGAGTATTACCAGTGACAATCCGCCTTTACCCGTCGCGTTTGCCTGGCGAACCGCTGGAGACGCATGAACACAGGGATACGACCATACATGACTGGATGCTCCAGCATGTCGATAACTACCGTAACGATATGGTGCAGCGTGTTACGTTTGAGGTGAATGGTAAGCCGGTCCCACCGGCAGAATGGCCTTTATGCTTTATCAGTGCTGAGAGCGATGTAAAGGTTTACCCGATCCCTGGTGAGGGGGTGACGGCAACTACTATCGCTGCCTGGGCAGCGGCGGCCATCGCTGCAGCCTCGGCTGTGTATGTGCTGATCACCATGTCGAACATGGATAAAGGCGGCTATTCATCCTCCAGTGGTCTGGGGTTGGATTTAAACCCAGCCAAAGCGAACCAGGCGAAACTTGGCGACCCAATCCGCGAAGTGTTTGGCCGTTGCCGTATCTATCCAGATTATGTCGTACAGCCAGTGACGCGCTTTAATCCTGATGATCCAACGCGAATGACCATCGAAATGATGGTTTGCCTTGGAAAGGGGAATTTCGCGTTTACGAATGGTGATATCCGTGTGGGTTCAACACCTATTTCAGCATTAGGGGACTCGTTCAGTTACAACGTTTATTCACCTGGAGCAGATGTTTCAGGAGATCGGCGAAGTGAAAACTGGTTCAACTCAACAGAGGTAGGTGGTACTTCCAGTGGGAGTGGGCTTGATATGGCGCAGACCTCGCCAGATTCGACAGATATCAACGCTGATAGTATGACCGTTTCTGGCGCATCCGTGACGTTTAACGGGCTGGATGATGGCAACGATGATGACGATGAAGGCAATGCGTTGCCTGAGTCGTGGGTTGAGGGGGCCATTGTTACGATCGTCGCACCGATGAATTTTCTGGTTTCAACCTCGTCGGGATATAGCGTTCTCGCCAGTAACTCTCTGGGTGAAATTAATCCCTATCCAGGGATGCCGGTTACCCTGGAAATCAACGGCACTGAATATGAACTGGTTATTGCAACTTATACGGCAAAACAGGACGCGATACCGGGGGCGGGTGGAAATGCGGCCAGCCTGAAAGCAAGTGCCTCCCCATCAACATATGATTACTCCGGTACCGGCCAGACTTTTACGATCACCTGGCAGGGACATGAGTACACCATTTCCCTCGTTGCAGACTATGTGAATATGTCCGGCCTGCTGGCGGTGATAAACGAGGGCCTGACCGGGTCAGGATTACTGGCGCAGGATAGCGGCGGTGTTGTGCTGATTGCTGAGGCTTCGAGCCCCTGGCTCGGAGGAAACATTACCTCATCATCGCTACCGGTAGCCGTTTTTGGCGACAATCCTGTATTTACCTCCGGCACCGCGTCCAGCGGAGGCAGTCCGGCAATAACTGCAAACGTTACGCTGGCGTATGGGAGTGCAACCGGAGTGGCATTTTCCGGGATACCGGAGGGAACACAACGCCTGGCGCTGGCTCACCGTGGCAACGAGTACCGCATTGTCTCGACCGACGGCACAACGGCGACGGTGGCGCGCCTGATTAATGGTGCCGTTGATGAGTCATGGCCGGGATTCACCGCCAGGACGATGATTGACTATCAGGCCACCGGTATAAACGACAATGACACGTGGATGGGGCCTTTCCTGGTCTGCCCCGAAAATGAGGTGGTGGACGCATTCGAGGTGAATTTTTCGTTTCCGTCGGGTATCTGCGGTTTCGACAGTAAAGGGAAAAAACGGATCCGCCATTGCGAGTGGGAAATTCAGTACCGGGTTTATGGTTCCGGTAGCGGCTGGACAAGCAGGCAGGGGGTTTATGCCCTGCAGAACGTCAATGGCCTGGGTTTTACTGAGCGGTTTAATCTTGACGCACCGGGCCTGGTTGAAGTCCGCTGCCGGCGCAGGAACGAGCAGGGGTCTAACAACGCACGCGATTCGATGTACTGGCAGGCGCTACGTGGTCGGCTCCTGGCTCGGCCATCTTCTTATGCTGGCGTCACCCTGATGGGGGTTACGGTTGAGACGGGCGGTAAACTTGCGGCGCAGTCAGATAAACGCGTAAACGTTGTGGCCACGCGAATTTATGACTCCGGCGTTCCCCGTAGTCTTTCTGGTGCGCTTTATCACGTCGGCCGTTCTTTGGGTATAGAGATGGATACCGCCGCGATTGATGCCCTGGAGCAGACCTACTGGACCCCGAACGGTGAGTATTTCGATTTTGCCACGGGTGACAGTATTTCCGCGCTGGAAATGCTGCAGAAAATCGCTGCAGCCGGTAAGAGTTATTTTCTGCTAAATACCCAGTCTGTTGCATCAGTGGGTCGTGAAGGTGTTAAACCCTGGACCGGGGCTATCACCCCTCACGAGATGGTATCCGAGATGCAGACCGATTTCGTCACGGTGACTGACGACGATTACGATGGTGTTGACGTAACCTATATCAACGGCTCGACCTGGGCAGAAGAGACGGTGCAATGCCGTCTGCCTGGCAACCCAACGCCGCTGAAAATAGAGGCATACCGGGCTGATGGGGTAGGCAATCCTGATCACGCATACCAGATTGGTATGCGCCGACTGAGAAAATACCAGCTGCAGCGCATGACGCATAAAACGACGACGGAACTGGACGCGCTCTGTTACAACGTCGGGGATCGTATTGTGTTGACCGATGATATCCCTGGCAGCAACACCATTTCGTGTTTGATTGAGTCGATGACTACTGCTGGTGGGGTGACCACATTCGATGTGTCGGAGCCGCTGGACTGGACTTTTGCAAATCCACGCGTCTATCTGCGTTATCAGGATGGAAAAGCATCACGGCTGTTTGAAGCATCACCCACAGGCGACAACTATCAGGTATCCGTCCCGTATCAATCTGAGTTCGCCGATATCCTGCTGGATGATCCGATAATTGAGCCTCCCCGGTTAATTTTCTGTAGTTCTGAGAGCGACCTGTATCACGCCATTGTGTCCGAGATAGTGCCGCAGGACGATGGAACCTGCGAGATAACGGCCCGGCAATACCGTGCTGAATTTTATGACTACGACGACGCCACATACCCCGGCGACGTCGCTTAATACCAAAAAATCCCTTTCAACTTTACTTTCGCTCAAACCCTCGTTTGGG